AAGTAATGACAGACATTACTAATAATCCTCATAAAATTCAAAGCACTGTACCTGCGTTACCAGAAGAGGATATTGCAGAATGAGTTTAGATTTTATTGTTGAAGTTTGGGATGCACTACGTTCACATATTGATATGAATGATCGTGGCGATGCCGCAGACTCACTGATTAATTTATTGATAGAAAACAATCACGAAGCCGATGATATCAAAGATGCCTTTAAGGGCGACAAAGATATCAGTGTTGCTCTGAAAGATTATGCATCACAGCATAATATGGAAGAGGACTACGAAGATTACGAAGAAGACGACGACCAAGACGAGTGGGATTAAAATGTCAAGAAACTGGTACACGCAAGTCTCACAAGACTTATCGGTAATACCAGACTTCATATCTTATTATGAGTCGGAATTAATTTCGGCTAAGCAAGACGTTAAGGTATATGGCAATGTTGAAAAGAACATTGCCAATTTACCCGGTGTCACAGAACATCGTTTTAACCAATTGCAAGAGATTGAAGCTGTATTACAATTCTTAAACATTAAATTGCGGCAAATTCGCCGAAAACATTTTCAAAAATATCTAGAAGCGTATAATAGAGCACTGACAAGCCGTGATGCTGAAAAGTATGTAGACGGTGAATCAGAAGTGATCGATTATGAAATCCTAATTAACGAAGTTGCATTGTTGCGTAACAAATGGTTAGGAGTTCTGAAAGGTCTTGAATCTAAAAACTTTATGTTGGGTCATGTGGTTAGACTACGTGCAGCCGGCATGGAAGATATCACTATAGGATAAGAATGTCAGCCATCATTAATTCATCAGGTTTATCAATTGCCGCACTTGGTCAACTTAAAAATCAAATCAATATGTCTCAAGCATACAATAGTACTTTTAATTTTAGTTCGGATACAATCAATACAATCAATGGTGATGTGAAGAAGTACGAAATCTACGAAATATCACAAGACCTATTAGCACTGAGTACAACATGGCAACGTATTCGTGAATCACGAAATAGTTCACCTGTATTTGTTGATGTGTATCCCGAAAAGATTTTAGATGCGGTATTGTTCAAAAATGTGACCGGTGATGACATTGCAAAAGCCAATGAAATTCGTGACTACTACAGCAAAAAGATTATGCTGTGGAAACTTAAAGGTCAAGAGTTGACAAGATTCCGCAAAGACATGAATGAATTTGTTCATAGCGACGGTAAAAAATTTCGTGAAGAAATGAAACCATTGGTCTATTGCCTTCCCGATTTTTACGATCAGGATGTTGCATTTGACGCATTGGCAATGAATCATAATACTAAAGTAGTAGAATCACAATCAACTATCAAAAAACTTAAATTAGTAAAAACGTTTACAAAAAAAGTGCGTGGTACTAAACGCAAAGAATACTGGTTCATTGATAAAAATGATAACTTAGTTACTACTCAATTTCAAGCTGACAATCCATTAATATCATTGATGGATTTAGTTACAAAAAATGAAATTGAAGTGTCCGGTTCCTTTAGAGTCAGGTCTAGGGATGACAAAGAATATATAACGGCGCCCCGACTTACCTTTTTTTGACAATAAATGGATATCCTGTTATACTATGGGTATATTAAATAAAAGGAGAAGAAAATGACTGTAGCAGATTTAATAGCACTATTGAATAACATGCCAGCAGATGCTAATGTATTTCATTCTAATGTAGATCCTGATTTTGGTCCTGACTGGTACATTCCTGCAGTGGCACTAGACGGTATCAATGTAGTTATTTCCGGTGCAGACCGATAAGGAGAGAGGTAATGCGTAAGTTAGCATGGCAAAAGAATTTTGTTGTATACCATATCAAGTCGGGTGCTTTCCACAAAGCGTTTGACCTTGAAAGCAGCGCGAAGCGTGGTGTTACTTGTAGTAATCGAAATGTGGGGGTCAAGGTCTATGATTATGCCTCATGGGATTCGTATTGGCAAGCTGCTAAAATTTGACAATAAATCAGTTTGGCTGTATAATAGAGTCTTATTCAGCAAACAGGAGTTGTTCATGGGTTACAAAGTTGTTGCAGACAAGTTTCAAATGGATCAAATGCGCACCAAGTATGGTCCGCGCAAAGGTCTTGAGGGCCCATTCAACTTCAGTGGTCGAGTGTTGTATTATGACAACAAGGAGGGTCAGTACTATGATCCTACTACTGACTTCTATGTTGAACAGTCCGAAATGGATCTGATCCACTCCCGCATCACTGACATTTTGAAAGCCTAAAATGTATACTTTACTATACGTTGCTAATTTTGTATTCATGGGCACATATGCAGATTTACCTTCTTGCCAAAATGCACTATATGAAATTTATGCTACCCGCATGAATGCACCTGGTCAACGAAATCCTGAGCTAGACAAGATCATTCAAAACCAACTGAAAGTCGAAAAAAGTTTTGTTTGTGTTCCAGTGAAGAAAATTTGACAATAAATGGTTTTGGTGCTATAATAGAATCTTAGACAGTAAAGAAAAGGAAACGAAATGACTGAATTTGAAACTAACTGCTACGGTATGTCTGAACAAGAAATCCGTAAAAACTACATGGAAAGTATTACCGCTAAGTTTTCTGGTTTGGAAATGGTCGTGATGGGTATCATGAGTGACTGCCAAGAAATGATGGCTATGGGCACTGGTCCCCGTTCGGTTGAATATGTTCGCAAGCAAATGAACGTTGCCAAGTTTATTCTTGCTGAAATGATGGATGAAAAGCGTAAACAAATCGCTTGACATTAAATGGATTTGGGCATATAATAGAATCTTAAACAGTAAAGAAAAGGAAACAAATGACAAGCATCGTTCGCATCACTAGTGGTTCTTATCGCAATGAATCTGTTAAAGGTGAAGTATTCACTCTCGTAAAAGGTTATCAATTAGGCAATAAAGGTGGGTTTGTGACAGTAAAAAATGAGGGTCAGTTTCCCGGTCGACCCGATCAAGTTCGTGTAAACGTTGACAATCAATCAATGATTGAGTTTGTATCAGGTCGTGATGCAGTGAAAGTCGAGACACCCAAAGAAACAGAAGAAGAAGCAATGGACCGTATTGCTACTCGTTTCAATGTACTTGATGAAATGTCTAAGGCATGTATCAGCGGTGACATTCGTGCTATGATCGTGACAGGTCCTGCAGGTATTGGTAAGAGTCACGGTGTAAACTTGCAAATGGAAAAAGCAAGTATGTTTGATAAACTTGTTGGTAAGAAAGTTCGTTTCGAAGTTGTCAAGGGTGCAATGTCAGGTATTGGTTTGTTCGCTAAGTTGTACAAATTTTCTGACGCTAAGAATGTATTGGTGTTTGATGACTGTGATATCTGGGAAGATCAAGACGCTATCAACGTACTGAAAGGTGCGTTGGATTCAGGTAAGAAGCGTAGGATTAGCTGGAACAAAGATTCACGTATTTTGCGTGAAGAAGGTATCCCAAATACTTTTGACTTCAACGGCTCAATTATCTTCATTACAAACAAGTCGTTTGATGCTAAAAAAGCCGGTAAGATGCAACCTCACTTGGATGCATTACAAAGTCGTTGTCACTTTCTGGACCTGACAGTTGACAGTGAGCGTGATAAAATGTTGCGTATCAAACAAGTTCACCGCGATGCTGATGGTGGTCTGTTTGCTGACTACGATTTCACACAAGAACAGACAGATGAAATTATGTCGTTCATCTGGGACAATCACAACAAATTGCGTGAAGTGTCCTTGCGTATGTGTTTGAAAGTTGCAGACTTGGTTAAGATCAGCGGTAACTGGCGCGAACTTGCTAAAGCAACTTGTATGCGTAGCTAATCCCTGCAGTGTGCGTAACGGCAATGTCAATAAGTCCGTTTCGATAAAAGTTTTTTCATAGGCTCTTTCTTTCGGGGACTCAGGTCCCCTTTTTTTGCCTATTACTTTGCATTACCTGTTTGAATACTGTATACTGATTAAATGCTGAAAGAAGTAAAAACATCCGAACAATTGATTTATTTTATGCGCCACAACATTCGGCTCAGTAGATATGACAGTAAATTTTTAGATAACCTTGAAGTATTTGCAAGTGAAAAAAATACTGTTACTACTAATCAAGTTGGTCTATTTCACCGAATCATTGCAAAGTATGAAAGACAATTTGCAAAATTAGAAGCATATGTTTCTGTGCTGGTAGAGTTACCGTGGGTAGCTAAAGTTATACCAAGTGTCAGTGCATATACCGATGCATTTATTTCAATAGATGAAGATCAACTCGTATTCAAGGGTCCCTACAATAAAGCATTCATTAGTGCAATACGCAATGATGATATCAATCGCTTTGAATGGGATAAAGAAAAAAGACAATATACATCAACCTTTAGCACCTATAATCTAAAAATATTGTTTGACCTAGCATGTAAA